TTTATAATGTTTCCATCTTCGAATACATATATAATTAAAAATAATCAAAAAGAAAGTTTAAACAATATTTTGACAATAACTTATGAATACGTCTAATTATTTTTATTGGAATGAAGTGCTTTCAAAAGAAGAAATAAAAAATATAAATTCTTTACTAGATAAACACAAAAAAGAAAAAGAACCAACATTTGCAAAAGCTAGAGAGTCTAAAAAAACATCAACAGTTTACCCTATTAAGATTAAATTTTTAAAAGAAAAATTAAATAAAATTCTTTACAATATAACTCTAGTCAATCAAGATCGTTATGGTTATGACTTATATGATTTTCATGATGATGATGAATTTAATTATAATATTTATAAAAAAGATGAAGAATATGAATGGCACACAGATGGAGAAACTTTTAAAGCTTCTGATATTAAGTTAACAGCTCTAATAAATATATCAGAAAAACCTTTTTCTGGGGGTGAGTTTAATTTATTAAATTCTAAAAATGTGACTTTAGCTTCTGAATTAAGTAACCCAGGTTCTATGATAGTTTTTAACTCATTTATTTTACACAAAGTAGATCCTATAACAAAAGGCACAAGAAAAACTTTAACTTTTTTTGGCAAAGGACCTGCATTTAAATGAACTTAAGTAATTATTATTGGTATTTTAAATCTGCAATACCTGCAAGAATATGTGATGATATAATTAAATACGCTTCATCAAAATCTGAAACTATGGCTAGAACAGGTGGTTTTGGTGATAAGAAATTAAATAAAGAAGAAATATTAAATATGCAAAAAAAAAGAAAATCTGATTTAGTTTGGTTAGATGATACTTGGATTTATAGAGAACTTCATCCTTTTATACGTCAAGCAAATAAATACGCAGGTTGGAACTTTGATTGGGAAATTTCTGAACAAATTCAATTTACAAAATATAAATTAAATCAATATTACGATTGGCATTGTGATAGTTGGGATAAACCTTACGAGAAAGAAGGAGCACAAAATGGAAAGATTAGAAAACTATCTATGACCTGTCAGCTAACAGATGGTTCAGAATATAAGGGCGGTGAATTAGAATTTGATTTTAGAAATTATGACCCACACATGAGAGACGAATCACAACATAGAATACAATGTAAAGAGATATTACCCAAAGGATCTATTATTGTATTTCCTAGTTTTGTGTGGCATAGAGTTAAACCAGTAACACAAGGAGTAAGATATTCTTTAGTAATGTGGAATTTAGGATATCCATTTAAATAAAATGCATATAAGTAATTATTTTGGTACAACTGTTTGGTCTGAACAAAAACCAGATTTTGTAAAATCTTTAAACAAGGCTTCAAACAAATATATTAAAGAAGCTAAAAAAAGAAGTAAAGACCATATAAAAAAATATGGTGATTTTGCTATATCATACCACTCGGAATCTTTAGCAGCTGATAATGATTTTTTAGATTTTAAAAATTATGTTGGACAAAAGTCTTGGGAATACTTAGATCATCAAGGATATGACATGTCGTTATACCAAACTTTATTAAGTGAAATGTGGGTTCAAGAATTTGCTAAAAATGGTGGTGGTCATCACTCAGCGCATATACATTGGAATCAACATGTTTCAGGTTTTTATTTTTTAAAAGCAAGCGAAAAAACTTCTTACCCTGTGTTTCACGAACCAAGGACTGGTGCGAGAAGTACAAAATTAAAAATGAAAGCAGATATCAAAGGTATAAGAAATGGAACAGAAATTATTCGTTACAAAGTTAAACCAGGTACATTAATTATATTTCCAGGATTTTTAGAACACGAGTTTGCAGTAGATTTTGGAGTAGAACCATTTAGATTTATACATTGGAACATACAAGCAGTGCCAAAAGAAATGGCTAGGGATGTTTAAAAATAAAAAATATACAGTTATTCGTCAAGCCATTTCAAAAGACTTAGCTAGTTTTATTGCTAATTATTTTTTAATGCAAAAACAAGTTTATGATACTTGTAAAGCACAGGGATATTTTTCACCTTTTGAAACTATTATTGGACATTATGAAGGAAACAATGAACAAATACCAAATACATATTGTCATTATTCTAATATAGCTATGGAGACTTTAATGTTAAAATGCCAACCAGAAATGGAAAAAGTAACAGGATTAAAACTATATCCTGCTTATACTTATGCAAGAATTTATAAAAAAGGTGATGAATTAAAAAGACATAAAGATAGATTCAGTTGTGAAATATCTACAACTATGAATCTTGCTGGTGATGATTGGCCAATATATTTAGAGCCTTCAGGAGATAGAGGTAAAAAAGGAATTAAAGTAGATCTTAAACAAGGAGATATGCTAGTCTACTCTGGTTGTGATCTTGAACATTGGCGAAATAAATTTAAGGGTAAGGAATGTATTCAAGTTTTTTTACATTATAATAATCGTAAAACCCCAGGAGCTAGAGATAATATGTTTGACAGGCGTCCTCATTTAGGTCTTCCTAATTGGTTTAAAAATAATATCCTATAATGGGTGCAGTAGTACCACCACATCACATTACTGCATCCTTTATAAGATATTTTGACTATGTTATAATACCCCATGCCTTTAACAAAAGTACAATTTAGTCCTGGTTTTAATAAACAGATCACTGCAACCGGTGCTGAAAATCAATGGGTGGACGGTGACTTTGTGCGTTTTAGATATGGAATGCCTGAAAAAATTGGTGGTTGGCAAGAAATAAAAGATTCTAAATTAGTTGGTGCAGCAAGAGAACTACATAGTTGGTCTGATTTAGATGGTCGAAGATTTTTAGCAATAGGTACAAATAAAATTTTATATATTTATAACGGTGATGATTTTTATGACATAACACCTCTAGATACATCTTTAGTCCGTACAGGATCTAACATAACAACTACTAGTGGATCTAATGTTGTAACAATCACTACTACATCTCCTCATCTACTTGAACCTGGAGATCTTTTAACTTTTGCTAATGCTGGATCTTTTAATGCTGCACAAACAGGATATGTCTCTGGAGATTTTGATAATATAAAATTCGAGGTACAACTTGCTCCTACTGCAACTACATTTACAATTCAAATGGCTTCAAATGAATCTGGTTCGGGTACAACAAATAACGGTACATTAGATAGTAAACCTTATTATAAAATAGGACCACTTCTTCAATCTTTTGGTTATGGTTGGGGTACATCCTTATGGGGTAACTCTACATGGAATACACCAAGATCTTCATCTAATGCAGTTTTAGATCCAGCCAGCTGGTCTTTAGATAACTATGGAGAACTTTTAATTGCAACAATAAAAAATGGATCAACTTTTTCTTGGGATCCAAACCCAAACGGCACGGGTATAACTACAAGAGCTACTATATTATCTGGAGCTCCTACAAAATCAATAATGAGTATTGTATCTGAAAGAGACAGACATTTAATAATATTAGGTACTGAAACAACCATCGGGACAACAGGAACACAAGATAAAATGTTCATAAGATTTTCAGATCAAGAATCTTTGACTGATTATACTGCAACCTCAACTAACACTGCAGGATCTTTTAGAATAGATAGTGGTACAAAAATAATAGGTGCTGCTAAAGCAAAAGATTATATTCTTATTTTAACAGATACTTCAGCTTACCTTTTACAATTTGTTGGACCTCCTTTTACATTTAGTATTAGACAAGTAGGTTCAAACTGTGGTTGTGTCGGCCAACATTCAATTGTTTATGCAAACGGTGCAGTTTATTGGATAGGCAACTCAGGAGGTTTTTTTATGTTTGATGGTACTGTGAAAGTATTACCTTCACTTGTTGAAGATTTTGTATTTCAAACAAATGATGGAGCACCTGGTTTTAACTTTGCGTCTGGTAGTGAATTAACTTATGCCTCACAAAACAGTTTATTTTCTGAAATATATTGGTTCTATGTAGCGAAAAACTCAAATGTAATTAATAGATTAGTAGCTTATAATTATGCTGAAGGAACTTGGTATACTAGCACTTTAGCAAGAACTTCTTATACCGATACAAAAGTATTTAGTGAGCCAATAGCCACAGAATTTGCAGATAATGTAGCTCCAACTTCACCTACTATAAACGGTGTTTCTAACGGCTCTTCGCAAGTGTTTAATCATGAGGTAGGAACTAATGAGGTTCTAGCTAATGGTACAACTAATATTATACCTGCTTTTATTATATCTGGAGATTTTGATTTGGATGCACAAGGCGACGGTGAGTTTTTTATTAAAGTAAGAAGGTTTATTCCTGATTTTAAATATATAAATGGAAATGCCAAAGTAACTTTAGAATTAAGAGATTATCCAGCAAATACACAATCAGGTTCTCCATTAGGGCCATTTACAATTTCTTCAACGACAGATAAGGTAGACACTAGAGCAAGAGCAAGATTAGCCGCAGTAAAAATTGAAAACGATGGATTAAACGAAAGTTGGAGATTTGGACAATTTAGATTTGATATACAACCTGATGGTAGACGTTAATGGCTAAAGTATCTGTATTTTTACCTGAGCCGCCTAGAGAGTATACTTCAGAATCTTTTAGGCAAATCAATCTAGCATTAGAGCAATTACAAAATCAATTGAACACAACTTATCAAAGAGAAAAACAAAATGAGGCAGAAACTTTTAATTACTTTTTATCATGACTATAAGATATAAAAATCAAGGATTCAAACAAACTGATACAAGTAAAACTACAGCACTTACTTGTCCTACGAATGCTACAATAATAATAAAAAGTATTTATTGTGCTAATAATGATAGCGCATCAGCTATTTTAGTTAATATGAATCTAGTAGATTCTTCTGATTCAAGTGCTGAATATGAATTTTTTAGAGACGATGTTGCTGCTAAAACACAAGTAAACGCAACACCACAAGGTTTAAATTTAGAAGCTGGTGATGCAGTAACGGTTCAAGCAGCTACAGGAAGTAACAAAATACAAGGTGCTATAACTTACGCTCAAATAGATAGATCACAGGAAAATGGCTAAACAAAAATTTGTAAACTTCACTCCGAGACCAAAACCTAGAAAAAGGCCTCGGCGTCACACAAAGACTCTTAACAAAAGTAAGAAAAGGTGTTATAAGAAATATAACCGACAAGGACGTTAATGAGCGAAAAACAAAAAACAATTATTGTAGACGGTAAAGAAATACCAGTAATTCCTGCAAAAGCAGAGGAAGAAGTAAAAAACAAAAGAACAGGCAAAATTTATGCTAGCAAAACTGATTTTGATTCTGATGTTGCTGATTCCAACACTGATACTACTGAGGATGATCTACAAATCAATCAAAAAATAACAGTTGCATCTCTTCAAGTTTTTGGTAAAACCAAAACATAATGCAACCAGCAGGCGGTACAGAAATACAATTAGCATATCTTAAGAAACACGTTGATCTAGGTGTTCTTAATTCTGTACAAATAACTACTTCAATACCAGAAAAGGATCCAATAGATCCAATGAAATCTAATATTCTATGGTTAAAAAATTCATACGATCAACCTAATTTAGCTCCTTGGTTTCAAAACAAAGACAACCATTCAAAATATGATTGGTATGTTTTTAACTCACATTGGAGTTACGAAAAATATAGATATTTTTTTAAAATACCAGAAGACAGGTGCACGGTAATTAAAAACGGAATAGACTACGATGAGCTACAACTTAAAACAGATTTTACACCAAAAACAAAAATGAGAATGTGTTATATTTCAACACCTTGGAGAGGATTAGAAATTGTTCTTCCAGCTATGGAGTCAATAAAAGATCCCGATATTACACTAGATGTTTATTCAAGCACAATTATTTATGGTAAACAATTCGAAGAAGCCAACGATAATAAATATCAAGACTTATACGAAAAAGCAAAAGAACTTCCAAATGTTAACTATATGGGTTATTGCGACCACAAAACTTTAGTAGGAAAACTTAAAGACTATGATGTTAATTGTTTTCCAAGTATTTGGGAAGAAACATTTTGTATTTCTGCTATGGAGTCTTTAGCAGCAGGACAAGTTTTGATTACAACAGATTTAGGTGCATTACCTGAAACATGTTGTGAGTTTCCAATATACATACCATTTACGCAAAACAAAGCTAAACTTACAGCCCAATTAGCGGGCACTATATTACAAACAAAAAAAATGTTAGAAAAAGTAAATTTAGAAAACGGCCTCAAATTTCAACAAGAATATTATAAAAGATTTTATAATTGGAAAAATATAGGAAGACATTGGCAGAATTTTTTACAAGGAGCAATTAGTGTCAGAAGAGACAAATAAAAATCATATTATGATATGTACGCCTGTACACTCTGATGTATCAATACATTACATGAAAGCTTGTTTAGATTTACAAAAAGAATGTATTTTAAATAAAATAAAAATAACTTTTCAATTGATGAAATCATCTCTTGTTACGCAAGGTAGAAATTTATGTGCTTCAGCTTTTATGAATTCTGATGCAGAACATATGTTATTTATTGATTCCGATGTAGAATTTACAACAAGATCTGTAATGAGATTAATTAAATCACCACATGAAGTATCGTTAATACCATATCCCATTAAACAAAAAACAGATGCTAAGTTTAGACAAGATTTTGAAACAAGACCTGATGATGACATTAATACTATGGGACATTTGTTTCCAATTGAGTTACCAGATACAAAAGACATAAGACCTGTAGATGGCTACATTGAAGTTATAAAAGGACCTACAGGTATGATGATGATAAAAAGATCAGTATTTAAAAAGTTAAAAGAACATTACAAAGAGCTTGTTATTAAACAAAAAACTTTAATGAATGGTGAACTTGTAGATAGACCAAACTATTATAATTTTTTTGACACATATTGGAGTCCATCTAAGAAAACTTATATGGGAGAAGACTTTTATTTCTGTCAACTTTGGAGAGCTATTAATGGTAAGATATTTGCTTTATGCGACGAAGAAATAAGCCATATAGGAGAGTATAAGTATACAGGTAAAGTTAAGGACGAATTCTATAAAATCGACTGATGTTGAAGAATAGTCATATATAAGATAAAATACCATAATAACTAGTTAAAATATTATGGATCCATTTACTATAGCATTAGCAACCTTTGGCATACAAAAGCTAAGAGGTAAATCAACTAAACGATCATTGAGAGATGCCGCTATCGCAGGTGGTATTGGACAATTAGGCGGTATGGCAGGAGTACCTGGTATGCAAGCCTTTGGTAAAGCAGGTTCAATGCCAAGTATGTTTGCTAGTGGAAATTATTTGGGACAACCTTCTGCAGCAGATATGGCAAAATTAGGAGCTAATGAACTCTCTGTTGGTCAACAGATGGCATCAATCCCAGGAAATGCGATGGAAGGAATTAAAGGATTAATTGGAACAAGCGCAAATTCTGTTACAGGTGAAGGCGGTAAAGGTTTCTTAGGATTAGGCACAGGTGAAAAATTAGGTTTAACTTTAGGAGCAGCAAGTTTATTAGGTGAAGATGAACCAACAGAAATGCCTGAAGGTACAAGACCTGAAGATTATAAAGCTGCAAAAGAAAAAGCAGATAAACAATTAGCAAATATTTTAGAAACATACGATTACGAAGGAGAGGCTGCGGGTATATCACCTTATTCTTATCAAAAAGATAATTCGCTATATACTTTTAGCGAAGGCGGTATTGCTGAAGTTAAAAAGTTTAACGAAGGTGGTATAAATTATTTACCATCTAAAATTGATCACAATGAACAAGATACTAATAACTATATAAGAGCTTCAGGGTACGTTGAAGACGGAGCAGGTGCAGGAGATAAAGACGAAGACACGATGCTAGCACAATTAGCTGATGGCGAGTTCGTATCAAGAGCAGATGCTATATTAGGTGCAGGTATCATGGAAGGTGGCAACCCTAAAAGTTATAAAGACATGCGAAAAAAAGGAGCTGCATTTTTTTATGACCAACAGGCAAAGTTTAAAAGAATTTTTGATTTGTTAGATGCGTCCAGAAAAAAAGCAAATTAAAAAAGAAGTCGGTGTTTTATACATCGAAACAAAAAAACTAGACGAGTACTGGTCGCTTGTAGAGTTTATGTTACGAGAAGGTTTAAAATATGATGGTGATCCCATGAGTATTAAAGATCTTCGAGAAGGAATTAAACAAGGAGCTTACCAATTATTTATAATGTTTGGCTCTGATGATGGTGAGAAATACAAAGTGTTTGGTGTATTTGTTACTAGAATAATGGTTTTACCAAACTACAAACAATGTGAAGTAATATTGTTAAAAGGAGAAAAAAGACAATTATGGCAAGACGAGGCTGCAGAAACAATAGAGGATTTAGCGAGATCGGAAGGTTGCAAGAAGATAGCAGTTCATGCAAGACCGGGTTGGAAAAAATTTTTAGGGACAAAGGAATGGCAAGTAAAAAGATATTTATATACAAAGGAGTTAAAATAATATGAGTTTCATCTTCGGAGGCGGAGGTGGTGGCGGCGGAGGCGGCTCCACTTCAGGAACACAAGTATCAATAGCTAGGGAAGCACCAGAAGTAGAAAGCCGAAAACTCGCACTCTACGATCAAGCCGCTAAACTAGCATCTTCACCTGTAGGTATACCTGCATTTCAAGTTGCGGGACCTAGTGGTTTAGAACAAACAGGATTTACCCAAGCAGGAACGACAGGTATTGGAGCACCAACAACTACCGCAGGAATTGGTTCAGTTTTAGGTGGACAACAATCTGCGATGGCGGCACCTAACATAAGTCAATTTTTAAATCCTTATCAAAATTATGTAACCGACGAAATTGCAAGACAAGGTCAAATGGCACAGAATCAATTATCTGCTAATGCGATAGGAGCAGGTGCTTTTGGTGGAGCAAGAGAAGGTATTCAAAGAGCAGAATTACAAAGAGCAACTCAAGCAAACATTGGTCAATCAATGGCACAAGGTTTTGGTCAAGCTTTAGGTGCTGCTCAAGGACAACAACAATTTCAAACAGGTGCACAAATGCAAGCTGGTCAATTATTTGGTGCTTTGGGTGGTCAACAACAAGCAATGCAGCAAGCCGACATTGCAAGTTTATTACAAGCAGGTGGAGTTCAAAGACAATTAGGACAACAAGCTTTAGATGCACAAAGAGCAACAACTATGGCAAGAGAATATGAACCTTATCAAAGATTAGAATTTTTAAAAGGCATTATGACTAACTTACCAACATCACAATCAGCCGTAACAGCAACCACGGCACCAGGAACTAATCCATTTGCTCAAGCAGCAGGTACTGGTATTGGTGCTTATGCTGCCTACAATATGGCAAATAGGAGGGTTTAATTAATGCCTTTACCAGCTTTAGGAGTTTTAGGAATGTTAGGTCGAGGCGCATTAGCAGGCTATCGTACGCTTAAAGGAATAAGAGCAGCGAGAGCAGCTCAAGGTGTGCCTATGGGTTATCAAAGAGCACTTGGTTCTCAAGGTGCTGGATTGGGGTCTGGGACTTCAGGTACAGGATTGCAAGGACTAATGGCAAGAGGAGCCAAAAAGTTTCCAGGAGCTACAGGCTCAACTGAACTTGGTACAGGTTTATTACTTGGTGGTGAAGGTGTCGGAGATGTTATGACAGGAGCTAAGGAGGGAGATATCGGACAAATAGCATCTGGTATTGGACAACTAGCATTAGGTACACCATTAGCTTCAAGAGGTTTAAGATTAACAGGTGCACAAAGAACTTTAAAATCTAAATTTCCTGCAACATCATCTGCAATGCAAGCAACAGGTAAAGAATTTACAAAAAGAATACCAAAAGGGACTACAGCTGTAGGTCTTGGAGGCATAGGTACAGGGATTGTTTTAGGGGATAAAGCTCCTGCAGAAGAAAAAGTATTAGGTGAACCAATTCAATTTACTGTAAAAAATGTTTTAGATATTGTAACAGCAGACAAAATAAACATGGGTAAACCAACAATTATTGATGGCAAACAAGTTATTATTGGATCTCCTGATTACAAAAAAATTGCACAACAAAAATTAGATGAAGCTTACAAAAACGAAGAAGCTCAAGGTACTACGCCTACAGCAACGATTGATCAAATAGCAGATTCATTTACATTTGACCCTAGAGTAACAGGAGGAGCAAAAAGAGTTGATGATTCACAACAACCACAAGCACCTGGAACAACAGGAATGGATTTAGAAGAAATACAAGATGCTGCGGAAAGACAAGAAGACCAAGCTGAAAAAGGTAAAAGAATTAAAAACAAAATGGCTAACAGCCCAGAAGCAGATGAATTTAATAGATTCTATGACAGAATTACAGAGTTAACAGGTGGTAACGATCAAACAAGTAATTTACTTTTGTTCAAATTTGCAACCGGATTGATGTCGGGTAAAACAGCTCAATCTGGTGTAAGAGGATTTTTAGATGTTGCAGGCCAAGCGGGATCAGGTGTAGCTGATACAGCTTTAGCATTATTTAGTAAAGAAAAAGATAGAAGAAATAATTTAGCAGTTGCGTTTATGAAGGCAAAAGAAAAACAAAAAGGTGCGGGTATTTTGAAAGCAGATAAAACTAGAAGAACAGTTTTGATAGAAGATCCAAAAGATCCTTTAGGTGGAAAAGTAATAGATATTGGTATTGAAAAAGATACAGGGGTAGATGTGATGTTTGTACCAACTCCCGATGGTTCAGGAACACAAGTAGTACCAATGAAATACACTAAATACACAGAAGTTAAAAAACAACCTGCGAGATTGGCTAAATATAGAAACCAATTAAACAGTATTTCTCAAGGTTATGATTATGCACAGGAAGTTCTTTCAATGCCTGACGGTACGTTTGGTTTAACAGGTAGAACACAAATAGGTTTAGAAAAAATTTCATCTGTTGCAAATGATATATTTGGTTTTTTTGGTGGAGATTTAAATTTAGATAAAAGTAAAATAGATAGAAAAATTATAAATTCTTTTGCTGAAGATATCGTAGATGAGCAAGGTAATATTATTCCTGCAACTGAAGAACAAAGAAAAGAAACCTCAGAAGTTACTAAAATGTATGAAGATGAAATTGGTGGTCTTTTAAAAAATGCTAAAAGAACAGATGGTGTGTTAGATAACTTAACTAAAGCAAGGTTAATTGAAACAAGAATGAAATATGTACTTGCGAATGCAAACAAATCAGAGGATAGACTTACAAGAGCTGACGTTGAAGACGCTGCTCAAAGAACACAAATTTTAGGTTTAACTACTGGGGAAGATGAAGTAAGATCGGCCTACAGAAACCTTGCAAAAAACTTAGAAAAACAATTCCGAGGAATTGCTAAAGCTTATAATTTCGCAGGGGGTAACAGAGATTACATAGAAACATTTACAAATATTCCATTGGTTCAAGCTATGAATGCTAAAAAAAACCAAGAGTTGTTAATGTATAATGTCATGAAAGATCAAGAAAACCAACTTGCGAGCATTGAGTAATGGCTACACTACAAGAACTTCAAACAAGGTTAGATAACAAAACATTTGATCCGTCCGCACTTAATGAACAACAAGTAGCTGCTGTTGATTTAGCTTTTCAACAAGGGAAACTTAAAGGTTATAAAAATGTTGCAGAAGTTACGAAAGAAAGAGATATAGGTGCAACTTTAATAGCCAAAGAAAAAGAACTTAAAGCAGATCCTTTTAAGACGGCAACTAAAGGAAAGATACCTTTTACTGATGAAGGGGTAGAAAGATCTGATCTAGAATTAGTAGGAGATGTAACAGGTAGTGGTGCAGTTTACCTAAAAGACATGAATAAGATTGTAAGTGCATTTGCTAGAGATCCATCGGCTTCATATGGGGCTGATAAGTTAAGAGCTTCGGCAATGAACTTTGATAAATATGAAAAAATGTTAAACAAATTACCTTATGTAAGAAGATTTAAATTATTAGGAAACGTGGCTAGACCTTTTGCTAGATTTTTTGATGGGTTTAGAACAGCATCAAAGGCTCCTTCACAATTATTATTAACTGAAGCTAAGTCTCAATTAGCAGGTAGTGCTGGAGCAGGTGCAGGATCTTTATTATATGACGCTGCTAACTTAGCAACTGATTTTAAAACTGCTGCTTTTAATGATTTAGGAAATGTATCTGAAAATGATATTAAAAAATTACCTTATTCTCAACAAGTTTTAGTTCATTCTGTTGAAGCTATGCGTAATGCTTTATTTTTTAACTTAGCTGGTTCATCCTTAGCTCCAATACTTGGCGCTACGTTAAGGGGTACTAAAGGTATTTTAGGTTTAGGTAAAGAATCTAAAGAATTAGCTGAAGCCGCAGCAAAAAGAAATATAGAATTAAGTGCATCGACAGTTGCTCAAACAGAAAAGTTTGGGGGTAAAATTGTACAAGGTTTTGAAAAAGTATTCGGTGTATTTCCATTTGCTAACATTTTTGCAAAGAGACAAAGAACAAAAGTTGAAAAAGAATTATTTGAAAATTTTTTAGATGAAGTGGTTTCAAAAGCACCTTTAGAACAAGTAGGAATGCTTCAGTATCAAATGCTTCCAGCAATGCAGAAAAACTTTTTAGATTACCAAGCTACAATCGGTAGACAATTTAAAATGCTAGATACAATTATTGATGGAATGAACAACCCAAGATTTATTCCAACTGCATCTGTAACAAAAGTTGCAAAACAGTTTATGACAAGAATGCAAGAAACATTACCTAAAAATATTTTAGGCAAACAGGAACCTGCTTATGGTCAAGTATCAGCAGAATTTCTTGCAACTAAAATGAGAGGATCTGGGTTTGATGATGATTTGATGATCTTAATTAATAAACTACAAGATATTGATTCTCAAATTACACCGAGAGAATATCAAGGCTTAATGAAAATATTAACAAATAGTGTTTACTCTTCTAAATGGACAGATCCTTCAAAAATTGCATATGATTTAAGGACAGCTTTCAGAGAAGATTTTAACAAAGTTGCTAATCCAGATAATATACAAGGTTATTTATCAAGCCCTAACTTTAAACAACAATATGATGACTTATTAAACTCAACAGGGAAAGAAGCAGCTGATGAATTTTTAAACGGTACAGTAAAAAAAATGAATGACTTTGGTACTCAATTGGAGGTAGCTAACAGATATTTTAGTACAATCGTAAAAGCATTTAACACACCTACTGCTCAAAAGATTGTAAATAGTTCAGCAAATATTTTTTCTGTGAAAGGTGCTTTGAATAATTTACCTGTAAAAGTAACAGGTGACCAAATGTGGAATAAAGTTGTTCACAATGAATTTGCATATGGCTCAGCTGATGGTATTAAAGAGTTAAGAAAATTGTTTGGTGTAAATAATCCTAATTTTAAAGAGGGTATTGAATTATTTAATAGAGCTAGATCAAGATATATTTGGGATGCTTTTTTAAAATCTTTTAAGAAACAACCAGAGTTACCAGGTAAAACAATTGCTGATAGATTAGGAGATGCTGAAAGACTTGGTGCAATACAATACAAAGGTTGGGAAGAGATATTTGATGCAGCGGGCACTAGACAATTAGAGCAAGTTACAAGAGTAGATCCTGTGATTGCACAAAGATATAAAATCGGTGAAGTAAACGCAAATGATTTAAGAGTAAAAGCAGGAGAAGCTGGTGAATTTGATATTAAAGCATTTAGAAAAGCAATGGGTTATACAGGAGAAGCTAGTAAAGAAGCTTCAATGGCTAAGTGGACTGAGATGTTTGGTGGTGGTGAAACAGGTAAAGTTGCGGCTAATGATTTAAGAAAATTTATTGATATTTTAGATTCAGAGTATGGTAAATTAATATCTGACTCACAACAGTTCATTATGAGAAGATTAATTCTTCAAGGTGGTGCTGCGGGTGCAACAGGAGCGTTTGTAGCTGGAGGTGGTAATATTTTAACTGCTTTACCTTTTGCTGCTGTTTTAGGTATGGGTGGTTATCTTTTATCAAGTCCAAAAGCATTAAAACTAATGTTAGATGTTTATTCAGACATGGAAAGATTTAACAAGTTAGGTAAAACTATTAATCCTACTAATATGCCAAAATCAATGTTCAAATTATTTAATTGGATGGCTGAAGAAGATAAAGATTTTCCTGATGTAGATCCAGATAAAATTAATTTCGAAGAAGTTACAGAGTATCTTTTAAACAAAAATATTAAAATACCTGAGTTAGGATTTAGTACAAAAGCTATTGACCCTAGATTAAGAAAAGACCTTTTCCCTGAGCTGAATGTAATAGATAAAAGCTCACAAGCTGAAGATATAGCTGGAGTAAATTTTTTAAAGGGTTCTGATAAAGGAGGACAACAAGCTGATGCTATAGTAAATTATCAACCTGTTCAGACTATGCCTGATGCTCCTGATTACCAAGGTTTAGTAGATCCCAAATACTTACAAAACACACAACCTGTATCACCTATACAACCAGTAAACCAACAACAATTTCAGAGTTTATTCCCTAATGATCCATTAGGTGCAGCAATAGCAGGAAGAGGACAACAATAATGGCAAAAAAATCAGCATTAGAAAAAATTGAAAACCACGAGAAAATTTGCAGATTGATGCAAAGACAAACGTTTGATAGAATAGACAGAATGGAAGCACGAATTGCAAGAATGGAAAAATTTATAATAGGTGGTTTAGGTGCAATTCTTTTAGCTGTACTTTCAAATCATATGTAGTATAGATTTCGGATGAAAATAATCCGAGAAGATAACAAATTTACTATTACAGATTACAAGTGGGATAATAAGTATTCATATAGTAATTACTTTCGAGACGATGATAACGGACCACGAACCTACAAAGTAGGAGAAAAAAAAGTTCCGTCTGTTACAACAATACTTTCAGCAACTCAAAGCCCAGAAAAGAAAGCAGGATTAGATGCTTGGAGAGAAAGAGTTGGCCATCAAGAAGCTCAACGAATCATGAACCAGGCGGCTACAAGAGGTACAGAAATGCACTATGTATTAGAAAACTACATTAATGGTGTAGGATACTTCAATTTATCAAAACAGGGTGTCCAGCCTAGATTAATGGCTCATAGGCTTATAGAGGACGGCTTAGGCCCATTAAAGACTATATATGGGAGTGAGGTAAACTTAGCATATGAAGATAGGTGGGCAGGATCTACGGATTTAGTGGGTATCTTTAATGATAAGCCTACAATAATTGATTTTAAACAATCAAATAAACCTAAAAGGGAAGAGTATATAGAAGATTATTATTATCAAATTGCAGCATATAGTTTAGCACATAAGAAGCAACATGGCGAGATCTTGCAAGGGTTTATAGCTATATGTACAAAAGATTTATTATTCCAAGGTTTTAAAATGGATCAATCAAAATTGTCTGAATATGAGGATAAATGGTTTAAGAAAGTAGAACAATACTATTCTAATCTAAATTAAAATCAAAAGAAATAATTCTTTTTTTTAAATAAGTTTTACTTGGTTCGGTATAATGCATTAAAAACTGTGGCACTATCATTATATCTCCTTGCTTAACTTCTGGAGTATATAAAACACTTTCATCTTTTTCATTATTCCAAGGTTGTATGTAAGTTGTTTTTGGAGAATCTTTTTTTTGTTGTAAATAAATTATTCCTGCATAGCCTTTAGATCCATGGTTATGAGGAATATGGTAATGGCCTTTGTCGTAAGTGACTGACCAGGCTCTTTTAATATTTACTTTTGAATTAAACTTAGTTCTAATTAGTTGAAATTCATCGGCAAATATTTCTTGCAACTCCCAAATTATACTTGCTTTGTTTCGATTACTATAAAAATTATCATAAGGCATTTCAGGATATTGATCTAAAATTTTTTCTATATGTTCTTTTTTATTTTCAAAATTTATGCATTCAATTTTAAAAAAATCTATTTTAAAAGCTGGTTCAATAAAGTATTTTATTTTATCCATTTTTTTACCTCTTCACCTAGAGTTTGTGCTGAAAGTTTCATTTTTTTATCTAAGGCTCCAACTATAAATTCATCAATTGTGTTTTCAGCAATCAAATCAATATATGTTACATTTTTGTCTTGGCCGATTCTGTGAGCTCTGTCTTCACTCTGTTCACGAACTTCCAAGTTATACGAATTACTGAAATACACCACGTAAGAAGCAGATGTAAGGGTAAGACCATAACCACCAGTGGAAGGATTACCAACAAAAAAACGGCAGCTATTATCATCTTGAAAACGGGAGACAGCTTCTTGCCTATCTTTAGTTGAAACTTCTCCAAAAATCGAAACCACAGAGTCAGCACCGTACTTCTCCTTCAACTTGTTAATAATACTTTTTATATTTTGTACATAATTCGCCCATATTATAAACTTGCCATCGGACTCTTCCAATATAGTCATCAACTCTTTTATTTTTGGACAATCGTCAAACACCTGTACGGAACCATCATCAGAATTAACAAATCCATTTGCTACCTGGTGTAGTCTTAATATTTCTGTAAGCTTATTTTGAAAACTTATTTCATCATTGTTAATTACCGCATATGCAAATCTTTTTAATTTATTGTAAACCTCTGCTTGTTTAACTGTAAGATTAATTCTTCTAATCGTGTAGAGTTTATCAGGTAAATCTAAACAATCTTTTTTTTGCACTCTAAATGAAAAGTGCTTAAGTTTGTCTGTAAGTTCTTCAAGGTTTGTATAATATTTAGGAAAGAGCATTTGTTTACCACCCATTTCGATTTGTTGCATTACAGCATATCTAGCTCTAAATGTAAAATACGAATCAAATCCTAAAAGTTGTGGACTTAAGAATTCACATTGTGTATAAAGATCCAATGGAGATTTTGTTATTGGTGATCCTGTTAGGATTCTTCGGTAGTTTGCTAGTTTCCCTAATTTACAAATGTTTCGTGTTCTTTTCGCTGATCGGTTTTTTATTGTGGTGGATTCATCTAGAATCATCAGATGATTAACATCTTTTCTTGATAACATACCTTTAAGTAAATCTACTCCAGATTTATGTGATAAAGCTTCAACATTAATCAAAAACCATTTCAAACATCTTTCAGGGTGTCTTTCCATTCCATAAACTTCTTTATCTTTGTGGACATGTATTACTGATTGATGACTATGTGTTTGTATTTCCTTAATCCAATTACGATATACTGAATTTGGTGCAATAACTATTACCCAATCTATCCAAGAATTATTATAGAAATAACTTGCATTATCAATTGCTACTTTGGTTTTACCTGTACCCATTTCCATAAAATATGCATAATCTCTATGCTTAGCACCTGCAATCAACGCATCTCTTTGGTGTTGAAAAGGGTTAGTCTTATAGTTGAATTTCATTTAATCCCATCAATATATTTTTTTCTTGACTATGTCAAACTATTCATTTACATGCCCTCGTAAGGAGGTCGTTATGGACTTAGAAGCATTATCGAAAAATATAACAATCGATACAGGCGCATCTCAAGAGATCGCCGAACTTTGTAATAAGCTATTGGACGTTCAGAAGGAAGTAGCAACGCTTGAAGATAAATTAAAAAAGAAAAAAGAAGAAGAGTTGAAGCTTTCCGAATCTGACATTCCAAATGTAATGCAAAAGACTGGTGTAAGTTTACTTAAACTAACTGATGGTTCATCTGTTGAGATAAAACCATACTATGGTGCAAGAATACCTTCATCCAGAACCGAGGAAGCTTTTGGTTGGCTCCGTGAAAATAATGCCGGAGATCTAATCAAAAACAATGTCACTTTAACTTTCGGTAGGAATCAAGACAACGAAGCAAAATCGTTGGTTGACGATTTAAGAAATAAAGGGCATAATGTAAAACAAGCCGAAAAGGTAGAACCGATGACTCTTAAAGCTTTCGTAAGAGAGCAAATAGAAAAAGGGAAAGACGTACCTGCCGATTTATTCGGTGTTTATGTAGCAACACGAACGAAGATAACAACGAAGGAGTAACATGCAACAAGCAAAGAACGCAGCTAATGCAAATAATGTAGCTGTAAAAAAAGAAGCGGGTGTTCCAACGCAATTTAATTTGGAAGAGTTAGCAGGACAAGGACAAGAGTTCGTAACTGCAAGGGATACTAAACTCCCTATCTTAAAAATCCTTTATAGCAATTCACCTGTACTTGACGAATCAGATGGCAAGTATATTGAAACTGCTAAACAAGGTGACATATACAACGAAACATCTGGAAATCTTTTTAAAGGAAAAGAAGGATTATTTGTTGTGCCATGTTTATATATAAACACTTTCAATGAGTGGAAAGATAGAGGCGATAGCCCTGGAAGACCAGTTGGTATTCATATGGATCCAGCAATCATGTCTACGACAAATAGAGGTGATGATGGTAAAGACAGACTAGAGAATGGTAACTATGTAGAAGATACAGGTAACCATTTTGTCTATATCTTAGATGCAGATTACAACCCTGTTGAAACTGCATTGATTTCTATGAAATCAACTCAAAAGAAAAAAAGTAAGACTTGGAATTCTATGATGCAGAGTCGTAGAATGAAAGGTAAGAAAGGTTTCTTTACTCCACCGTCTTGGGCAACTGCCTATAGACTTAAGACCACTAAAGAAAGTAACTCACAAAACTCTTGGTACGGTTGGGTCATCGAATTCGATAGATATCTAGACGATCCCAAATTGTCGAATACATTAGAGTCGACAAGAGCGTTTTATGAAACCGCAAAGAAAAGCGATATCTTTGGTAAGGTTGATTTTGGTAAAGAAGGGTCTGCTGATGCTAAGCAGGTTACGGATCAAAGTACACCATTCTAATGCAAAAAGAGCTACTTCAATTATTTGAAGGAGACTCTTCCCAATACTTGTCCATCTCTCTGACGGGAGAGATGGATGAGAGGGGTAAGAGAAAAGCTTCATACTCCACGGAACACGAACCAGTCACAGAAAAATTGTGGAAGGGACATGTTGAGGGTAAACAACAAATAGGTATACGACCAGAGAATGGCGATAAATTAAAATGGTCTTGTATTGATATTGATCCAGCAAATTACAAAGAATACACATCAAAAAAATATGTGGACATCATAAGAGATTTTGAACTACCACTTGTACCTGTAAAATCAAAGTCAGGTGGATTACATTTATTTATTTTCTTCAGCGATTGGGCTGACAAACAAAAAGTAAAAGATAAACTAGAAGAGATTAACAAAGAGTACTTTTTATCAAAAGAAGTATTCCCATTAAATAAGGGTGTTGGCATGCCATACTTTAATGCAAATGCAGCAGTTGAGTATGCATTTGACGATACAAATACACCTTTGATGTTAGGTGGTTTTTTAGAATTAGCAAAAAAGAAAACATTAAAACCAGAAGAGTTCTACAAATATAAAGTTACAGAATATAATGCAGAAACAGATTGGAGAGACTACCCACCTTGTGTGCAAAAAGTAATACAAGAAGGCTGGACAGGTGATAGAAACAATATGTTATTTAATGTTTGTGTTACTGAAATGAAAAAAGCAGAGGGAAACCTTACAGTAAGACAACTAAAAGATATAGCTTGGGAAAGACAAAAAACAATATTTGGATCACATCCAAAAGGACCATTAAAAAGAAATGAAAGCGATGGCACCGCACAATCTGTGCACACAAAAGGTTATGAATATTTTTGTCCACCAAAACATAATTTTGTAGCTTCAATATGTGATAAAGAAACTTGTAAACTTAGAAAGTTAGGTATTGGAGTTCAGGCACCAGATATTAAAAATGAATTTAATAACTTAATTTATACTGAGGATTCAAAAGGTATTATATATGAATGTGATTTTAGAGATAGACATATTACATTTAAACCTGAAGATACCAAAGATGAAAAATCTTGGAGAGTTTGTTTAGCTAAATACAGAATATTTTGGTTGACATTACCACGACCAAAAAAAGGACCAAGTCCATTTGAGCTGTTAATGAAACATTTATTAGAATCTGCCACAGAGAATACCGCATTTAAATATGAGGATACCAAAGAGGAAGAAAAATACAATACACTTAAAATATTTTTTGAAAGCACTATTGAACAAGATGACTTCACTAAACTTAAGGATGGTTATACTGTTTTAGATAGTAAAGATAATATATGTTACTTTAAACGTAATACGCTGCATGATTTTTTAGAAAAACGAAAGACACCATTTAAGAATGTTAACCAAGCTGTTCGCCTTCTTGATTGTCAAAAACATGATTTCTTTGAAGGTGAACGAAATGTATGGTATGTGACAATGCCTGAGTTTGTTAACCACCAAAAAATAAAACCAAAACAACAAACTAACGAACTTAATGAGATGGATGATGAGTACCACAACAAATTTAGGACTCCTGAAACAAAAACAGATCTACCGAAAAACGATTAAGATCTTTGGCCCACCGGGTACAGGAAAGACTTGGACATTAATTGAAAAGGTTGTCAAAAGATATTTAAAAAAAGGTGTAGATCCAGAAAAAATAGCTTTCATATCATTTACAAACAAAGCTGTTGATACCGCTAAACTTAGAGCATTAGATGCCTTTCCACACTTAGACAATAAATCATTCTCAAGATTTAGAACACTACATTCTTATTGTAGAAGATATTTTGAAGAAGAAATATTTGATACAAAAGATTGTATGATTGATTACGCCCTTACAAATAATTTTGTAAAAAGATCAGACAACAGGTTATCACAAGATAACTTTACTTATTCTGACTGGTCATTAGGTATATACGATAAATCTAGAAACTTATTAGAGGATCCTATCTTAGTTTACAAAAGAGAATCACAAAAGAAAGATAGTCTAGATGTTTACACTAGAAAGATAAGCACATACGAGCATTATAAAACTTCGGGAGGAGAAAGATCTTTTTTAGATTTTACAGATATGATTGAAAGAGCTTTACACGAAGTAGAATTTCCAGAACTTGACGTTTTAATTCTTGACGAGGCACAGGATTTTACCCCGCTGCAATGGTCTTTGATTTATAAAATGTCTGACAAAGTAAAAAGAATTTATTTAGCAGGTGATGATGATCAGGCGATTTATCAATGGAATGGCGCAGATACACGATATTTTACAAAATATTTTCCTGGAAGAAAAGTTGTGTTGCGTAAGACAAGAAGGTTTGGACAAGCGATACACCAGTTCTCACAGATAATTCGTAAAGGTATTTTAGATAGTGTTGATAAAGCATTTGAACCTTTAGTTAAAGAAGGTTTGGTAAAAAGATATTTAAGTTTTAAAGAAATACCATTTGAAAAAGAAAAGGGTAAATGGTTTCTTCTTGGTAGAATACATACAACTGTAAACGAACTCAAAGCTCTAGCTAAGGATGCAGGTATATATTTTGCTGATAACAAAGGACAGAAGTCATTTGATCAGAATCAATGGATAGCTATAAAATCATGGACAGCTATTTCTAACGGTAAAGAAATAATGAAAAAAGAAGCTGAAGCTATGTTTAAATACATAAGAGAAGTTACTGATTCAGATTATAGAACAAGTAAGTTTTGGTCTAGAGAACCAGATTATAAGCGCTATAATTTTACTGCATTAAAAGAATGGTGTGGCTTAGATCTACCCGATGAAGCACAAAAGAAAGCATGGTGGTGGATACTTAGACGTAACTTTAAACCAAGACAGATTATATATTTTTTACGATTATTAAAAAGATACAAACAATCTAAGTTAGACCAACCACCAAATGTTATTATAGATACAATTCATTCTGTAAAAGGAGATGAAGCAAATCATGTATTGCTTTATTCAAAAGCCAACTGGCCATCAAGTTATCGTCATAAGGATAAGGATGAGAAATCAAATGAAAAAAAAGTTTGGTATACAGGTGTAACAAGAGCAAGAGATACTTTACATTTACTAAGCACAGATTATAAATATCATTACCCAATTGGAGAAGATTATTTAGTTTATGTACAAAAGAACAAATAGGATATTTAATGATTAAACCTACTATACATACTTTATTTCCTGATACTGTTATGAAAATTAAAATGGATATTGATGAAAATTTTATGTTAGATTTATACAATAAACAAAAATGGAAAACAACACAGAATAGTAATTGTTTTACGAAAATTTCTTTGGATATTAATGTTTTAGATAAATATAAAAAAATACAAGATAAATTTTTAAAAAAATTAAATGTTTTAAAAAATGATGTTTTAAATTATGATAAAATAAATTGTAAAATATCTACATCTTGGTTTACAAAGACAGAACAAAATATGTTATCTTCCATACATAACCACGCAAATTGTTTATATAGTTGTGTTTACTATTTTAAAAATGAAGGCATATCTAAAATTGGTTTTGAACATGAAAAGAATCACATGATACAAATCAAACCATCAAAATATAATTATATGAATGCTTCGAGTGATGTATTTAGTATGGAAAACGACTATGCAATATATTTCCCATCTTATTTAAAACACCAAGTTAAATTAAATAATAATAAATATACTAGAAAATCTTTAGCAATAAATTTTATACCTTCTTTTTTTAAGTTAAATAAAACCGAATCAAAAGAATTTAATATTAGATGAAAAATATTATTGTCCTAATTGTTGTATTGATAGGTTTGTCTGGGTGTGCAAAAGACTACAACTTTAATCCTTACACAACCATATTAAATCAAATTTTAAAAGGTCAATATGAACCATCTTGATTTATTTAGTGGTATTGGAGGATTTAGTCTTGGTCTTGAAAAAGCAGGTTTTAAAACAATAGCATTCTGTGAAAAAGAATTGTATTGTCGAATGTTGCTGCAAAAACATTGGAAAGGGGTTAAGATATATAATGACATTAAAAAGTGTGAAGGGAAAGAAATTAAAAAAACACATGGAAGAATTGATATACTCACAGGTGGTTTTCCCTGCCAGCCGTACAGTGTTGCAGGAAAACAAAAAGGAACTAATGACGATCGATATCTCTGGCCAGAAATGTTTAGAGTCATTAAAGAAGTCCAACCCACCTTCATTATTGCAGAAAATGTCAGAGGTATTATTAACATCCAAGACGGCATGGTATTCGAAACAGTATGCGCTGACTTGGAAAGTGAAGGCTTCGAAATCCAAACGTTTATTATTCCAGCTGCAGGCGTCGGTGCCCCGCACAAAAGAGAGCGAGTCTGGATTGTGGGCTACTCCAAACACAATGGATCACTTACCTCCAAGATCAAAAGAGGGAACAATAAAATTGATGACAGGACAGAGAAAAGGAAGAACACGACCCTCGAACCTGAGAGAACAAGTAGATCCAGAGACGATGAGACTATGGAGAACTCCAGACGCGAATTGCATGAGAGGTCCAGCATCAGAGAAAAGAATGAAGATGAAACTAGAAAAGAAATTACCAATCAGTATCAACGATCAAGTAGCGCATCCAGATCTAATGTGGCCGACTCCGAGAGCAAACAAAGTTTTTCCAAATATAACAGAGAAGAACAGGGAGAAACTAGCAAACAGAAACAAATCAAATTTGGAGGAAGTCGTAGCTGGACATTGCGGGAAACAGACTGGCTCTCTGAACCCGATGTGGGTAGAGTGGCTAATGGGGTACCCGGCAGGGCACACAGACTTAGAGGATTGGGCAATGCTATCGTCCCGAAAATTGCAGAAGAAGTCGGAAGATCAATAATGAAAGCTTTACAATGAGAAACTTATTTGAAACTTGTATAGACGTTGGTAGCGGGCTAATTTTATCAACATTAATACAGCTTTGGATTTTTCCGTATTTTGGTATGTATCCAACAGTATGGGAGAGTTTTCATATAGCTGTTATATTTACAGTAATAAGTATTGGTAGAAGCTGGTGCTGGAGAACTTTATTTGGAAGGAGACGTTATGGAAAAAGAGCCTAAACTTAGAATTCTTAGCCTTGGAGCGGGCGTACAGAGCTCTACAATGGCCTTGATGGCAGATGCTGGAGAGTTTGGTGTAAAACCTGATGCAGCTGTATTTGCTGATACGGGTTGGGAACCTGAACCA